ACCTTCAGGAGATGACACTGGATGATTTTATGATAGAACCACAGATAGATGACCTTCCTGCAGGGTCATTTCGTGCTGGTGGTGACCTTTGGACCGAGGTAGACTAGATGCAAGATGCAAAACATCAAATAAATTTGATTTATACTTGCCGATAGGGTATACTAACTGTGTTAGGGTTGATGGATAGTGTCTATTAACCCTTTACTTTAATTCAGATCCGTAGTAAAATAGTCCTTTTACAGGAGATAACTATGTTTGAAGTAAAAGTCGGTTCAGAAGTTTTCCTTTTCGACCAGTTTTCGGAAATCGAAGAGTTTTTTAGCGAGGTAGTGATGGCCGAAGGAGCCGAAGACGCTAAAATCGAGATAAAATTAGCCGATCTAGCCGACTAAACCCTAATCCCCTCAGTTTTTGAGGGGTTTTTCACATACACCTTTACTTTAATTCACTCCAGCTGTATAATCATTACATGATAAACGAAAAGGAAACTACTGTGAAATCTTCTATCTCTTTTGACTCCGCTACTAGCAAATTTGTCGGTACCCTGAACGGTAAAGTCGTGGTTCGTAGCAAGTACGAATCCGCTGTTAAGACTAAACTGAACGAGATGTCTGGTTCGGTTGCTGAAGCTGAGCAAGTGGTAGCTGCTAAGAACGAAAAGTACGATATCAACACTCGTTTCTCGTTTGTGGAAAAGCTGGTTACCATGGTCGCTACAGGTGTCCAGCCTAGCGCAGTGATCACTGGTGAAGGTGGTCTGGGTAAGACTTATACCGTGACAAAAACACTCAAGGCCAATGGTCTCCAGGACATCTCCGATCTGGGTGACTTCCAAGTAGGCACTGTGCTGAATGCTCGTAAGTGCTTTGTGTTTGTTAAGGGTTACTCTACTGCTAAGGGTCTGTACCGTACTCTGTTTGAGAACCAAAAGGGTACTATTGTGTTTGATGACTGCGATGCTGTTCTTAAGGATCCAGTTGCGTTGATGTTGCTTAAGGGTGCTCTTGACTCTTACGGTAAGCGTGTTATCTCTTGGAATGCAGACATGAAGGATGACGATCTGCCTCGCTCGTTTGAGTTTAGTGGTCGTGTTATCTTTATCTCTAACATGGCTCAAGACAAGATCGACCAAGCCATCCGTAGTCGTTCTATGATGATCGACTTGTCTATGACCTTGACACAAAAGATTGATCGTATGGCTCACATCGCTATGTCCGATGAGTTCTTGCCTGAGTACGACAAAGCTGTTAAGGTAGATGCGTTGAACCTGATCCGTGAGATCAAAGATGAGTGCAAAGAAATCTCGTTGCGCACCTTAATCTCGGTTGCTAAGATCCGTGCTTCCAACAAAGATTGGAAAGATCTGGCTGCTTACATGTTGACTGCTTAATTTTAAAGGAAGAACCATGAGAAACAAGATTCGTGCTGTTGTGAATGGTGTTAGCTTCTACACTACTAGGGCTGCTATTCGTGGTAGACGTGTAGGTGACTTCTCGCTGCAAAATGATGCTCTGTCTTACTGTCTTCACTGTATGGGTAGTAGTGCTGGGTTTGCCACCACTGTTCGGTACTATGATCACAAGATGGTGCAACATAAGTACGATGTGCAACTAAGTGTGGTGTAAAAAGATGTAGGAAAAACGCTAAGGGTCTTATATTCAGTGGACGGGACTCCTACCCGATGGACCTATAGACTGGGTTCAAACCATAGACATGTTTTCTCTCTAGCTATAGGGAAAAACCCTAGTGAATTCACTTTCACCGAGACCAAAAATAGTCCCGCAGAATTTTTTTTGTGAAAAAAGTTGCTAAAACCCTTTACTTTAATTCAGATTCGCGGTATAATTCTTACATGATAAACGAAAAGGAACTGATGATGACTACGACACGTACTGAAACACAAGAAGCGATCGATGCACTTTACAACGAACTGTGCTCTGCGCTGACTGCTTTTGACTACAAACTTAGGGAGTTGGCTCGTTTGGCTGATCTTAATGAGATTGAAAACATCTACCTTAGGACTACAGGTGTGCACGACCTCTTGCAAGAGATCGATGAAGTACTGGAGAAATAACATGATTGTTTGGAATGTTCAAGTATATCGGGTCAATCCCGAGACTGCTCGCCCAGACTTCTACAAGGTGCTGAGCGAGCGTGAGTTTGTGATTCTAGGTGAGGCATATCCAGGAGCGTCCGAAGAAGAAGCATATGGATATGCCGCACTTTACAATCGTGAGCACTACTACAATTACCCAGCGACTCCTACAGGCTTTGCCTTTGTCACTGGTCAGATCGACACTGAAACTGGAGAGAACTTATGAAACAAATTATTTTTGGTGGCAGAGTGATGGATGGTTACTTTATCGAATTCAAGAACGATAAAGTAAAGGTCATATCAACTAAACAAACTGGCATTAAAGAGATGTCCCTGCCCATGAGTGGTAGTTCTAAGTATCCTGGTTTAGTCTTTACTGTTGGGTCTGATAAGATCAGAGCAGATATTCATCGGGTTATAGCTGAGAATTTAATTCCTTTCCCCAGACCAAAGTGTATACCTAAATCAAAGTGGGATTCTACTTCAAATTTGGTGAAGGATCATATCAAGTCTCTTTACTTTGTTAACCATATCGATCATGACAAGTATAACTTTCATCCTACAAATCTAGAGTGGGTCACTAGCAAGGGTAATGCTAATGCGTATCAGAAGCATAAACAAGGAATTACAAAATGAGTCTTGATGTTTATTTAATGGTGATGCAACCTACCTCTGTTTACAGTCGTAACATTACTCACAATCTTGGTAAGATGGCTGCAGAGGTTAAGATACCTTACATGGCTGGAACAGTGACTTTGTATACCATCCTTTGGCGACCAGAAGAACTTCAGTTTACCAAAGCACGAGAAATTGCAGACTTACTGGATTACGGTTGGAATATCCTACTCTCCGAGCCAGAGTATTTTAAAACATTCGACCCAGAGAATGGTTGGGGTTCGTACGAAGGATTGGTTGACTTTGTTTATACGTATCGTAACGCATGCTGGGATAATCCTGCAGCAGAATTAAGAGTTTCAAGATGATGAAAATTTACAAATCTCGCTACGTAAATGCGCTTAAGAAAGCAGCAAAAATCAATCGCTTCCTCAAGAAGGGATACCATGTGTTTCATGAAGGTAGCCCAGTTGTGAGTGGTAAGTTCATACTCCGAGAAGATGAGTTGCTTTTCAAAAGTAGCGATACCTACTACACTGTGTACTACCAAAATAACCCAGACTGGGATCATGGTTACTGGACTAGTCTTAAGAAATGGAACAAAGAGTTTAACGACTCATTTGAAGTTTATCAACCAAGTGCAAAGGTAACATTATGATTGAGTCTTTAATTGTCATGGCTATAATTCTAATAGTAGAGTTTGGCACAAAGGTTTAACCAAAGGAAATATATGATAGAAATCTTTATTCCTATTCTAGTTATCTGTATGAATGATAAATGCGAGTTCATGCAACCCGATAATTATTACAAGGTAGAGTCTTTATGCAGAGACTCTCTGGATAAACAAAAAGAACACATGAAAGGAATCGCTGCTCGTGGTAATGTAACCATTGCTGTTCTTGAAGGCACTTGTGCAACTGCAAAAGTAAAACCTGTAAGGGGAAAGGAAGCATGAAGAAAATCATTTGGAAAATCCGTCTTCGACAAGATGGTGAATGGGAGCATGTATACTACGGTGAAGAACCAACCATGATTATTGATCTAGAGAAAGTTGCACTACTTGAAGAAGTCAAACGTCTTGAAGAATTCAAAGAGTATCTGATTGAAGCAGCACTTGATATTAAAGGTTTTGCAGAAGCCAACGAAGTGATTCATAGGGTTAAAAATAAGACTTGACTTTATTTCATTTTTGGAGTATAATTGTATTATAGTAATTTGGAGGGTATTATGAGAATTGCAATCTGTTCGGATGTCCACTTGGAATTCGGACCAATCACACTACATAATGATAATGAGGCTGACGTGCTTGTGCTGTCGGGTGATATCTGCACAGCTAAAGATCTTGAAGTTACGGACAGCATTTTGTCCAGTGCCAAGACCGATCGTTTTCTAGAATTCTTTGCTACTTGCAGCAAGAACTTTCCTCATGTGGTTTACATCATGGGTAATCATGAGCACTATCATGGTGACTACGCTACTTCGATTCATACCTTAAAGGCAGCATTGAAGTCATACGAAAACATCCATGTTCTTGATAAAGAAATCTGGGATCATGATGACTATCGTTTCATGGGTGGTACTCTATGGACTGATATGAATGGTGAAGATGAAACCACGATGAACCATGTTCAGAATCGTATGAATGACTTTCAGATTTGCAGAAACAGCAATCGTGTTGTTAACTACAGATCGTTTGAAGAAGACAAAGCCAAGTTTCATACGAGACCTGCTACTTTGAGTCCACAAGATGCATTGGAAGATCATAAAGCAATGATGCGTTTCCTTGAGGATTCTTACACAGATACACCTCCATGGATGAATGTTATTGTTTGTGGTCATCATGCTCCAAGCAAACTTTCTGAGCATCCAAAATACAAGCATGATAAACTAATGAATGGTGCGTACAATTCTAAGTTAGATGCATTTATCTTGGATCGTCCAGGGATTAAACTTTGGACTCATGGTCATACGCATGAAGACTTTGACTACATGATTGGAAGCACTCGTGTTGTTTGCAATCCTCGTGGTTACATCAACTACGAAGATCGTGCAGATCGCTTCATGCTTAAGACTGTTGAAGTATGAGTGACTACCAACCAGACAAATGGTTAGTCGTTAAGATTACTGGAAAAGATACTCCACCAGTCCATAAAGTTTTTGCTTGCTGGTATGGTGGTTATCTTGGTTCAGATTCTTGGAAACTTAATAGTGGTATTACCAAGGCTACTCTCGAGGGGAATATATATTCCTTTGAGGGTAGTTCTGGTTCTGTCTATGAATGTCATAAAGACTCTTATGGAACAAATGGCTATGGGCAGGGTGTTCTTGTTAACATGATTGCCACGGCTGGAATGAATGGCGTTACTATTGAACTTTTACCTGAATCTACTAACTGGATGGAGATAAACTATGAGTGAACCTACACACTGGACAATTACGCTTGAAGAAGCAGACGATGGCAGTGGAGACTTAGTTCTTCCATTGACTGATGAAATTATGGCATCTGCTGGTTGGAAAACTGGCGATACCTTAATCTGGACCGATCTACATAATGGATCATGGTCACTTAAAAAGAAAGATGCCGATGATGGAATCGAATCAGTGTGAGTATGCTGAGACCGCACTTGAGCATTACATGATGAAGTGTTATTCTCTTGAAGAAGAGAACCATCTCTTAAAGAAACAAATCGAGAAACTACTACAATTATTGGAAGGAACTAAACATGCCTAAATTTACATTTATCGCTGAACATGAAAGTGGCCAGAAGGTAACTTACGAGTGTCAACCAGATTTTATTGATCATGTACTTGAAGACTTTAATTTGTTCCTTCGTGGCGCAGGTTTCTATCCACAGGGTGATCGTCTAGAGTATGTCTCTGATGACTTTGGAAATTATGAAGAAGACTATGAAGAACTTCATGATGAACATTCAGAATGGTACTGGGATACTGAACGAAACAAACCTATTGAATCACTTGATGAGTGGACTAGAACAATTCGAGGGGAACATGAATGAGTAAAGTATTCACTGATGTTTCAGTGTTTCTCAATGCATGCGGTCAACACACACCACATCAGCCAGATCCAAAGGTTTCTGATCTTGCCGAACTTTACAAGAAACTCATCAAAGAAGAAGTAGAAGAATTCTGGGAAGCAGAAGCTGCAAGTGATGATGCTGATCAACTTGATGCATGCTTTGACATGATCTGGGTTATCGTTGGTTACATGAAGGCACGTGGTTGGGATTGCTCTGCTGCATGGGATGAAGGTGCAAAATCTAATCTTGCAAAAATTGACCCTACTACTGGTATGGTTATTCGTCGTGAAGACGGTAAAATCCTTAAACCAGAGGGCTGGCAACCACCAGACTTTACCAAATTTATCGCTTGATTTTAATTCAGTTTTGGGGTATAATTATATTATGAAAAACGATATTACACTCTACTTAGACATGGATGGTGTGCTTTGCAACTTTGACAAAGCATACAAATCCCTACGCACTCATGCAGCAGATGGAAAACGATTCCGTGCTGCTGTCATGGAATTCAACATCTTTGAAGAACTTGAATTCATGCCAGATACCATGGAGTTAATGAACTACGTATCGACACTTGATGGAGTTAACATTGAGATTCTTACATCTATGGGAACATACGATGAAGTACAAGGCAACGCAGCAAAGCGTCAAAAGAACAAGTGGCTTGAAAGTAGAAACTTCCCTTACAAAGCAAACTTTGTTCGATCAAAGGTTGAGAAGGCTAACTACGCTACACCAACTAGCATCTTGATTGATGACTCGATTGGATGTATTGAACCCTTTAACGCTAGTGGTGGTCATGGTATTCTACACACTAAATCAATTGATACTATTCAACAACTACATAATATCATTCGTGGTATTCGTGGCTTGAACATGTTGAAATTTGGCTATGATTCAATGGGAACTTATGCTTGATATTTTCTTACCTACTTTGCAATGGATAAAGGATGACTACTCTTCTAATCGAAATCGTTTTTTCCTTGAGTTGCTTGCTTGGGCTATTAGCATTGGTTGTGCGTTCACAATGGCAATTACAGTCCCGAATCCACCTCTTATTCTACTGTACCCTACTTGGATCGCTGGGTGTGGGATTTATGCTTGGTGCGCTTATAGTAGGAAATCATTTGGCATGCTTGCTAACTACTTACTGCTAGTAAGTATTGATTCTTTTGGATTGATGCGGATGCTTACTCAATGAACACACTCGGTAAAATTGGCTTTGCTTGTAAGTGGATTGACAATGCTAATCAAGTTGAAAGCATTGGTCCAAAAGACGATGCACGCAAGTACTCAACAGGTACTACTACTATTGCTTGGCTTGGACGTCAAAGCGTAGATGTTGCTGAACAAAAACTGTATGATATAGTCAAACAAAATCTTCAGAATACACTTAACCTTGTGCTTAAAGTTTCAACGCTACCAGTTGGCTTGCGCATGGTTCGGCTTAGTAGCGAAATCTTACCAGTGTACACTCACAAAGATTGGTCTTACTTTTACAAACGTGCAGATGTTATTAAATTAGCAGAATATTGTTTTGCTAAGATTGGCGAAGTAGCTAGAACTTCTGGCGTTCGTCTATCGTTTCATCCAGGACAGTTTACTGTTCTTGCTTCTGAGAATTCAGGTATTGTTAACAACTCTATTGCTGAGTTTGAGTACCATGCCGATATGGCTCGCATGATGGGTTATGGTAAAACATTCCAAGACTTTAAAATCAACGTGCATATCTCTGGTAAACTTGGTCCAGAAGGTATTCGTTCTGCGTACAAACGTCTTTCTTCAGAAGCACGTAATTGTATCACTATCGAAAACGAAGAAAACGCATGGGGTCTTGATGACTCTCTAGAACTTGCTGATCTATTGCCAATTGTTCTTGACGTACATCATCACTGGTGTCGTGAAGGTGAGTGGCTTGATCCAGCAGATGATCGTGTCAAACGTGTGATTGATTCATGGCGTGGTGTTCGTCCAACTATGCATTACTCTCAGTCACGTGAGGATTATCTTGTTGGTCATGATACTAGCACTCAACCAAATATGGATTTGCTAAAAGATCAAGGTTACAAAAAACAAAAACTACGTGCACACTCAGATTTTTACTGGAACACTGCAACAAATGACTGGGTACTAGGTTATTTGCCAACTCATGATATCATGTGTGAAAGTAAAGCAAAGAATCTTGCTAGTTTTGCTCTGTATGAACGATCTCTTACTGTATGAAAATAATTTCATACTACACTGCACTATATCAACCAGAAGCAGCAAATCTTATAAAGTCTCTCAACAAATTCCCAGATATTAAGTATGAAGTTGAACAGCGAGAAGAAAGTGGTAACTGGGAACGTAACACTCAGTATAAAGCAGTATACATAAAAGAAAAACTTACTGAACCAGTTATATGGACAGATGCTGATTCTGTTTTAAGACAGTACCCAATATTATTTGAAACTATAGATTGTGATTTTGCTGCTCACTGGTTTAAAGAGAATGAACTAATTTCTGCAACAACCTATTGGAATAATACTCCAAAGGCGCATGAACTGCTTGATAGTTGGACTAGACTAAATCGTTTGTTCCCTGAAAACTGGGATCAGGTCAATTTGCAAAATGCGCTTAATGAAGTTGATGATATTAAAGTCTACAGATTGCCACCAGAATATAATTGTATATTTGATTTAAGCCGAGAATACTATGGTGAATTAAAACCTGTGTTTGAACACTTCCAAGCAAGTCGGAAGTACAAAGCCAGACTAAATAGAGTGTAAGGAGATATTATGCCAACATATTTGTTTAGAAACAGTGATACAGGTGACGTGTTTGAAAAAGTTATGAAGATAGCCGAACTTGATCAATACAAAGAAGCAAACCCCAATCACGAAAGATATTACGATGGAGTAGCACCAGCGTTTGCTGGAGATCACATAACAATCAAGAAAGACACGGGATTTAAGGAGGTTCTACAAAGAGTCCATGAGAAAACACCAGGAAGCCAATTAAATAGACTATCATCGCAACTGTAAGAAAGAAAAACTAATGGCAACTCGTTCAGCTAAAAAAGTAGTAGAAATAAATCATGATGAACGTGAGACTAAACCAGTATCGTCTAATCAACTAAAATTAAGATTAGATAATTTAAGAACTTTTCAACCACTAACTGATAACCAAAAATTATTTTTTGATGCGTATAAGCAAGGTGATTACTTTGTGGCACTACATGGTGTAGCTGGTACTGGTAAAACCTTTATTGCACTTTACAAAGCAATAGAAGAAGTACTGGATAAATCAAATCCCTTTAATAAAATTATTGTTGTTCGTTCAGCAGTACAAGGTCGCGAGATCGGTCACCTTCCTGGTGATGTAAATGAAAAGATGGAAATTTATGAACAACCATATCGTCAAATCTGTCATCAGTTGTTTGATCGTAGAGATGCATGGGATCGTTTAGAAGAACAGGGATATATCCAATTCATCTCTACTTCCTTTATTCGTGGTATGTCTTTTGATAATGCAATCATCATTGTTGATGAGATGCAGAATTTAACATTTGAAGAAATTGATACAGTTATGACTCGTGTGGGTCATATGTCTAAAATTCTTTGGTGCGGAGACTACCGTCAAACTGACCTAAATAAACGAAAGAACGATGTTACTGGCATTTTGAAATTCTTTGATATTGCACAGCACATGAAGTCATTTACTCGCATTGAATTTACTGTAGATGACATTGTTCGTTCTTCACTGGTCAAGGATTATATCTTGGCTAAATTAAAGTACGAAGATTACGAGGATAAACGATGATTACTGCAGAACAATTTGCACACCTATTCCCACGCAACCCAGACCCAGAGTTATGGGCTGCATCCATGGCAGAAGTGTTTCCAACATATGAGATTAATACACCACAACGTGTTGCTGCATTCCTTGCTCAGTGTGGTCATGAGTCTGGTGGTTGGACAACCTTTCAAGAAAATCTAAATTACTCTGCGCAGGGTTTGTGTACTACATTCAAGAAATATTTCTCATCGATTGAAGTAGCAAACGCATATGCAAGAAAGCCAGAAAAAATTGCTAATCGTGTTTATGGTAGTCGCATGGGTAATGGACCAGAAGAATCTGGCGATGGTTGGAAGTATCGTGGGCGTGGACCAATTCAACTAACTGGTAAAAGCAACTACACGCAATTTGCCAAGGATATGTTTGACGATTGGCAAAATCTTTTGGATAACCCAGACTGGGTAACTGAAGACAAAGACTTTGCACTGATGTCAGCTATTTGGTTCTGGAATAAAAATAAACTCAATGTTCAGGCAGATGCTGGTGACATTAAACTAATGACCAAGAAAATCAATGGTGGTTATATTGGACTTGAAGATCGAATTAAACATTATAACGAAGCAATACACTTACTTGCATAACTTAGGAGAACTAAAATGCTAGACACTCTATTTTGGGTAGCACTTGGTGCATTCGTAGGATGGAATTTTCCACAGCCATTTTGGGCAAAGATTGTTCAAGAAAAAATTCAATCAATGATTGCTAAAAAGTAATGTCTTATTCAACTAAAGTGATCGACCACTACGAGAATCCACGCAACGTGGGTTCTCTAGATAAAAACGATCCATCGGTTGGTACTGGTATGGTTGGTGCACCAGCATGTGGTGATGTGATGAAGTTACAGATTAAAGTTGAAGATGGAATTATTATCGATGCAAAATTCAAAACATACGGATGTGGATCTGCAATTGCAAGTTCCTCTCTTGTTACCGAGTGGGTTAAAGGCAAGACATTGGAGCAAGCAGCAGTTATTAAAAATTCAGACATTGCTCAAGAACTCGCATTGCCACCAGTCAAAATCCATTGTAGCATCCTTGCTGAAGATGCCATCAAAGCAGCAATAAACGACTATCAACTAAAATGTGAGTGCATATGATTACTCTAACAGAAAACGCAAAAACACAACTTACTGAGATACTTTTAGATGAACCAAGCATGAAATATGTAAGAGCATTTATCACTGGTGGTGGTTGCTCTGGTTTTAACTATGGGTTTACACTTGAAGCAGATAAAGAAGAAGATGATTTCGTTATTGACAATCTTGTAGTTGATGCCATGAGTATGCAGTATTTTGATACTGCTACTATAGATTTTACTAGTGATAAATTAAAAGGATCTCAATTTGTTATATCAAACCCAAATGCCAAATCAACTTGTGGATGTGGAAGTAGTTTCTCGGTCTAAAAAGAAAACTTTTATTGATCATGATTTCCCTAAACTCCAACGTGACACTTCCCCCGATGGCACACGAGTCTATAAAACACCGACGGGTCGAGCCTATCCAAGCGTCACTACCGTTACAGGACTCCACACAGCAAAAGGAATCGCCGAGTGGAGACGAAGAGTCGGAAATGAAGAAGCCAACAGAATCAGTGGTAGAGCAAGTGCCAGAGGAACAAGAATCCACTCTCTCTGTGAAGCATATCTCCGCAATGAGCGATGTGAGCCTGATATCTTCGATAAAGAATTATTTGGAAGTATATCACAATGGCTCGAAGACATAGATAATATACATGCCATTGAAGAACCACTGTACTCAGATTATCTTGAGGTAGCTGGTACTGTTGATTGTATTGCTGATTTTCAGGGTAAGTTATCAGTTATAGATTTTAAGACTTCTAGTAAGCCAAAGGATCGTGATGACATTCACCAGTACTTCATGCAATGCTCGGCATATGCAGTAGCGTTTGAAGAGCGAACTAGTATTCCTATTGGAAGACTTGTAATTATAATGGCAGTTGATAATGATGATCCAAGATTGTTCATTGAAAAACGTGACAACTGGATTGGTGGTTTTCGTAAACTAAGATTAGATTATAAAAATATGAAAGGTATTTAAATGATTCCAATGTTTGACTATGGTTCTATTAGTGATGAGCATAAGGCAGCTGCTGAAGAATGCGCCAAAATTATTGAACCACACCACTCATTTGTAGCTGATCAGATTCGTGAACGATTTAAGATTGTGGAACCAGAAAGAATGGATCCAGAAAGTAGCGAATTCTATAGAACGGCAAAAGAGTTTGGATTGTTTCCAGCACAACAGGGTCACATGGTTAGACCAGATGGTGTTCATATTCCAATGGTTTCACTTTGTGCTGATCTACCAAAGTTTGATGAATTTTTGCAGTACTACAAAAAGTTGAACTGCAAAGATTAATACGGTATAATTATGTGTAAGTGAATGGTTGTTTGAAGTTAACCGAAAGGTGTTGCGGACAGGGGTGCAAATCCCCTCACCTCCACCATAAGGAAATTTGATGAAATCAGAAAAAGTAAAACAGTATTTTGTTGTAGTAGACAAAGACGACACAATAAAAAGGGTGTGTTGGGCACCTTTACTTTGGGATATTCCTAATATGGGATATCGGTTTACAGGTTTCACAGGATTCAATTGTCGGATTCCAAAGTTTCTTTATGTTGGGGGTGTACTCAGTATTCGACGTGGCAATAAGTACGAAGATGGACAACCCGAGACAGATACTCGTTAAAAGTAAACCAAAGTAAACGCAAACGACTCACAGTTCGCATTGGCAGCCTAAACGCTGACTAGGGTTTCGGTAGGTTTCCTCGTAACAGAATAACCTACCACTTATAAGGAAATTTATGCTAGGTGTAATATTAGGTAATGGACCAAGCAAACATTGTTTCGACAGAAATGGTGATTTTGTAATTGGTTGCAATATTCCTGGTGATGAATTTAGCGTAGATGCTACAGTAATCGCTGACGAAGAAATTGTTTGGATTTTAAAATCAACTCCAACCCTTATTCAATGTCCGATTATTGTTAGCACTAAAGCATGGGAAAAAATGAAAGAATTGCGGATTGATGATCAGTTTACAATTCTTCATGTTTTCAAACCAAAAGAATGGTACAACGCAGCCCACTATGCTGCTGATTTTCTTTTAGAGTTTGGTGAGTTTGATGGGATAAATATATGGGGATGTGATTCTATCTTTCAAGATAACATAGCATCTACCACTGATCAGTTTGTCAAAAAAGAAAATCCTGCCGATATTAAGTTTATTAGAAACTGGCGCAGAATCTGGAATGACATCTTTGATCAGAATCCAAATATAAATTTTAATGCAATGAGGATTGACTAATGAAAAATTTAATTACAGTTTTATTAATGGCTCTAGCAACAACTGCTTTTGCTGCAGACAAAGCACCAGTGAAACCAACACCACCAAAGAAAGTTGAAAAGTGCGTTCCTAGCAAAGAAGTAGTTTGTGACAAAAACCTTCAAGGAAAAACTCGTCCAACGCCAAAGAAAAAAGTAGAAACTACTAAATAATATACACAGTGGGTTGATGGATCCCAATAAAACCATCATTACACACAACTCATAACACACAAGGAGTACAACATGAGTAATTTGACCCCGTTCGAGATTCGCCTAGAACTTTTAAAAATGGCGAAAGACATGCTATCCGATGACTACTACGGAAAGCGTGAAATAATTAGCAATGAGTATTCAAATAAATGCGAAATTGCTAAAATCCATGGTACCGAAATTCCAAACCATCCAGGATTTCCAGCGTACCCATCAGAAACTGATATCATTGCAAAGGCTCAGACCCTAAATGGTTTCGTTTCAAACATCCCCCAAGATATAAAGACTACTAGCAAGAAGTCAACCTGATACGGGATTGAAAGAGAGCATCCGCTCTCTTTCTTAACTAATTAAGGAGATACTATGCGAGTGTACATACACACACTTTTATTAATATTAACAATTGTTGGGACTACACTTATCTCAACTGCATACCCACAAAATTTTAAATTATTTGACATTCGATACTCTGAATTAACAAAAGAAGCAAAATACCAAGTTGATTGTTTGGCTGAAAACATTTACCATGAAGCTGGTCATGAACCTAAAGATGGAAAACTAGCCGTTGCTCTTGTTACAATTAACAGAACTCAAGACCCACGATTCCCAGATAGTATATGTAATGTGGTTAAACAAAAAACTAAATCCACCTGCCAGTTTACATGGTTCTGTGAAACAGTGACGTTAAATAAGAATAGCATCGTTTATCAGAAAGCCATGGACGTTGCTTTGTTTGCTTATGCAAACTACGAAAACATAGATGATATAACAAAGGGTGCATTATTCTATCATGCAGACTACGTTAATCCTAGATGGAAACTTGAACGAACGACCGTAATTGGTCGACATATTTTTTATAAAGAAGGTGGTAAACACAATGATGGAAAAACTAAACCTGTCCCTGAAAGAGGACAGTTCGAGGCACTCATTCTTTCTCTTAATGGAGGAAGTGACTCTTAATACTTGTAAGCAAGCAGTTGAATGGATTCTTGAAGCAAACTTTGCTGAAGAAACTCCAGAGATGCTTAACTTGATTATCACTAGTCCAGGTGGTGACCTTAATGCTGCGTTTGCATTAGTTGATGTAATGCGTGGTTCGTCAATACCAATTCGAACAGTTGGTCTTGGACAGGTTGCTTCTGCTGGTCTAATGATTTTTATTGCAGGTACAAATGGTCAGCGCATTCTTACACCAAACACTTCTATACTATCCCACCAGTATTCATGGGGTGCGTTTGGTAAAGAGCATGAACTATTTGCGCAGATTAAAGAATTCGACTTGACTACCAAACGTATGGTATCTCACTATAAAAAATGTACTGGTCTAAAAGAAGAACAGATTCGTGAGTATCTACTTCCCCCACAAGACATATGGCTCAGTTCTGCTGAAGCCAAGAAACTAGGACTATGTGATGATGTTAAAGATCTTAAGTAACTACGCAAAGTATTCTGGCATTTGGATTAGTATTGCACTAAATCCATTTCACTGGCGTCTCGCTTTTGAGTTTATGCAACCCGATGAACTCAATCCAAACATGCGAGGCATTTTTATATCACTCTTACCAATTTCACTGAGAGTGGTTGTCGACGATGGTTCATGGTAGGAGAACAATATGAACAATAAAGAAAATTTAGCATTTATCATTGGTATGGTTTTAGTTGTAATTACAGGTATTGTTTGTGCGACTTATTACAATCTCAATAAGACTGCAGCAATGAAGTCAAACATCGATTCCGCTATTGTAAAAGGAATTGATCCTCTTGCAGTTCGTTGTGCTTATGAACATGGTGATAATGTTTGCATTGCATATGCAATTTCTCATGGAAGACTAGATAGCCCTTCTACATCGGTTAAAAAGTAACCCTACTAAAGTGAGAGGATTGGCAGAAATCCCTTTACTTTAATTCACAATTCAGGTATAATTATCTTATAGCGACTGAATAGGATTTGTTATGCAGATGATACACACTGGACCAGCTAAATCAAAGAAGCATAAACCCAACGCCAAGCAGCGAGAGTTGCAAAGTGAGTGGGAACGAATGCTCAAGAAGTATGCCACAAAGAAGGTTGTTCAAAAAGAACAATCACTCAGTGATGTGTACTCACTTGGAAAATCTGCTCGTCGTGAGACGCCTAAGATTCCGAGTCTTCCCTTTACTGGTGGTCCATGCGCACTGAAAGCACCTCCAGTCTACACAGGTTCTTTGATCAAAGGTATTGGCACCATGCATAAGTCAAATGCAGTGCCGATCTTTTCTGATCAAGAAGCCATTGACATTGCAACAATGAGGAGATGATATGAGTGAATTCTGCGTAAGGTGTTCTGAGAAAGAAGCTGAGATAGAACTTCTGCGAAACCGATACCATCAGGAAACTGAATGTATGAAAAATAAGATCACCAAATTAACCCAAGAAAATGAAGCACTCATCCTTGATGTTGCATTTTATGGTGGCAATCTTACAAACTTGTCTTGCAATGATAAATAAGGTATAATTACATTATGAATATAAACTACACAAAAATCGTTTCGTTCGCAACTGATCGTAACATCCAAGGTATCCAAGATACACATCATGGACTTCTTGTTGACCGCATGCGCCTAGATAAATTCTTTAGCATGTATCTTGATAAGTTTGGGCGCAAGATGGATCCTGAGAAAACCAATACCCCTATCTGGAATCTTTACAAAGTAAAGATGCGTGAGTATGGTGAACTCCAACAAGCAATCAAAGCAGCAGAATATTACCTGAAGAAATCTTATGTTTAAGAACTCTAATGAATTCTCTTTGCTTATTGAACAGATCGTCAAGGATAAACGAATCAATCACATGGACGCTGTTCTGGAGTATTGTAAAGAGAACTACCTTGAACCAGAAGATGTAAAGTCACTCATCAATAAATCCCTCAAAGAAAAGATTGAGATGAACTTTCGTGAGATGAACTACTTACCTAAACAAGCACAGCTAGATGTATAATGGACGGATTTAAAGCATTCAAGTATTACATTGCTATTAAGTTACATTTCTCAAAAGATTCTTTCGATGTGTTTAAGAACAGAGGTTCTGTAAAGGGAACTCGTGAAGCATTCCATGCACGCAATGATAGATATATGTTTGAGAAGTTAGCTCGTAAGTTTCCAGTTGATAAAGACCTTATTCAATTTTATGTTGCAAATTTTGCATACGGTAATGATAACATTGTTTATGCGTCAGAAGAAGCTGAGACTTACCTAATGGCATGGCAAAAACGTAAACAATCAATGACGAAAATCTTTGCAGATGACTGCAATAAAATTCTGATGGATGCTTACAAACGCAAGATTAAACAAGACTCAATTTTAAATTTTACTTTAAATCAATATCCAAGTATACTTAACTTATATCTTGGAAAACAAATTGGTATTGAAACTCTTAGGATTATAGATGACTTCGAGAATTTACTTGGTACGTGGAAACAACATGGTTCTATGTTATTACTGTGGGAAAACGAGATACGCAAAGTTGAGAAAGTTAGAGGATTTGTTAAGTACGATCAAGAAAAAGTCTTAACAGTGTTTAATCAATTTAAAGAAGAGATTGCAGAGTTGTAATATGGGCAAGACCTATCATAAGAATTCAAAGAAATTTGAAGAAGATTTTTCTGGTCAGCGTTCTGGAAAAACCACTGGTAAAAAAGGTGGCGGTATGAAAACGCTAAATAGTTTTGTTGATGAAGAATATGATGATCCATTTGTCGATGAGATAGATGGAATAACTGATCAGATCTTTATTCAACATACAAAACAAGACGATACTAATTAATACTTTAATACGAAGGAAATACAATGGATATTCAATCACTACGCAAAATGCGCAATTCTGACTTTGGTGCTATTTCAAACGCATTCGAAAAAGTCGCAAATCCCCAAACTGAAACCAAGTCATATGTTGACGATCGCTTCTGGAAACTTGAAGGCGACAAGGCAGGTAATGGCACAGCCACACTACGCTTTCTACCTAGAGTAGAAGGTGATGAGTTGCCTTGGGTACGTTTGTTTTCTCATGGCTTCCAAGGACCAACTGGTAAGTGGTACATTGAGAACTCCCTAACAACTCTTGGTGAAAACGATCCTGTCGGTGAGTTGAACACTAAACTTTGGAACTCTGGTTCCGACGCAAACAAAGATATTGCTCGTAAGCAAAAACGTCGCTTGTCTTTCATTGCCAATGTCTTGGTCGTTTCTGATCCAAAGCATCCAGAGAATGAAGGTAAAGTTGTTCTGTTCAAATTCGGTAAGAAGATCTTTGACAAGATCATGGACAAGGCAAAGCCAACTTATGAGGATGAGCAACCAGTCAATGTGTTTGACTTTGATACTGGTGCTAACTTCAAGTTGCGCATGCGCAAGAAAGATGGTTACACTAATTACGATGAGTCTACTTTCCAAGATCCTGCATCTATTGGATCCGATGAAGAGATTGCTCGTGTTTTAGGTGCTCGTTATAAATTGTCTGAGTTCTTAGATCGTAAGAATTTTAAATCTTATGATGAGTTGAAGAAGAAACTTGAAGAAGTTCTTTCTGGTGATGCGTTCTCTTCAAAGTCTGCTGCTGAGATTGCTGAAGAAGAAGATCGTCCAGTGGCTGCTGCCCCACAGATTAAGTCTGTGCCAGCACCAAAGTCAAAGGAAGTTTCCCTTGAAGATGACGATGAAGATGTAATGTCTTACTTTAAGAAGATCGCTCAAGAAAATTGATTGATCATTAGCCAAAAAAGAAAGCCACCCTTGCGGTGGCTTTTTCACATTTAGTACGCACCAAGTCTAGTAGAGTAGTACTTGTTTATTGTTCCTTCTTCATTTCTAAAGGGAGACTTAGCAATAGTAGTGTTTTGACTGCTGTTGTTAACTGTTGTTGGAGCATTAACAATAGCAGTCCCGCCACCTTTCGTAGCTAAAGAATCTCTAGAATTAGCAACATCACCAGTTTTAGCTTCGATAGCATTACCAGTTGAAGATGATGCAGGAATGCCTCTTGCTTTTTGTTCGAAATTTTGAAAGAATGGATCTTTAAATGCAGAATCAGTTATTGGTCCACCAGAAGAAGAACTGATAGATCTTAATTTTGTTGTTCTAGATTTAGCACCCTTTGGTAGATAGTCTTTGTTTGTTACCTTGATGGTTTGTTTGTCTTCCAGTAATTCAAAACCAGGTGTACCCTTTTGGTATTCTTCTACTGCACGTTGAGCATATTCTATAATACTTAAGTTAGCATATTTACCATCTTCAACTATCGGAGATGCTTTTTCTGGTGCTTTAGTTTCAGTTCCAGCAGCCTTGGCATTATAGTTCTGTGCACTTGGGTTAACAGTTTGACCACCACCAGCTATTGGAGTTGCAGCTTTCTCAACTATTGGAGATGCTTTAGGTGTTGCTGTTGATGTTAAGTCTTTTTTAACTTCTTTATCATAAGCTGTATTTATTTTGCTTATGCTATAACTTTCACCATCAGCGTTTAGTAAATCAGAATCCTTATAACCAAATCTGCTTACAAGAATATCCTTTTTATTCTCAGT